ATAATAAATTTATAAAAAAAGAGAATTTAGAAAATTTAAAAAATAATCAAGAAAAGAAAGAACGCGTTTTTAATCAAAACGCCTCTTTTGTAGTGAGCTTTTTAAAACTTGATGAAAAGGAATGTGAAAAAATGGCAAAAAAAGAATTTAAAGTCCCAAATGCTAATGAGCTTATGGGGCAAATAATAGCTTTTAATGAGAAAAATGGCACAAACTTTGGCGAAGAGTTGGCTAATGATTTTATAGGTTATTGGGATGCTAGAGAGTGGAAAAGAAATGGAAAAAGAATGTCAAGCATTGCAGGCAGTCTTTATACTTGGCTTAAATATGCTAAAGAAAACGAGCTAAGAAAAAATCAGCGTTTTAACAGAAAAAAAGAAGCCAATCCTAGTGTGGTTGATAGCCTGATGGAGTATTACGGAATGAAAGATGAGAACAAAGACAAGCTCTTAGGATGCTTTTAAGGAGTAAAAAATGCAAGAAAAAATACAAATTTTAATGGACTTATTGGAAATTAATAAGGCTCAAGCAACTGATATTGTAGGTAGATATCTCAAAAGCGTTAAGGATATTCATGCTTTCTTAGATTTTTATTTCGAAACTTTAGAAAGAGAGAATATCGTAGGGACAAGCTATGAGAAATTAAGAAGAGTTTGCAAAAGAGCTGAAATCGAGTTTAAAAAGCGTTTTGAAGATAAGGAAATATTTTTAGAATGGCTTTGTAATAAATACAAAAATCAAGCTTGCTTTAGAGTTTTTAAAGGCGATTTTAAATACTCATATTTTGCAAATTACGGAAGCAATCAAAAAATTAAAATAAATCAAGAATCTATTGATTCTTTAATTTGCATCAATACTTTTAAGCAAATCACTTATAAAGATGGTGATTTGATAGCTAATGGAGAATTTAAAGAAGCTTTAGTTGATTTCATGTTCAAAAATCAAGATAGGATAGGAAGAGATTTAGAGCATTCTTTACCAGTGCGAGAAATAGAAAGAGTTTTAACTTTAGATAAAATGAGAGAGCTTGAAAAAGCTGAAGAAAAAAGGCTATTTAATGAGAATAAGAGTAGATTTGAAAAAAATCTTAAAAGCAAAATAGCTTTTAAACGCATAAGCTAAATTTAAGAAAGTCTGAAATGGAAAAGTATATTTTAAAAATTGATTTAAAAAGCAACCCAGTTCCTTATAAAAGAACCACGCAAAGATCTAAATTTGCATGTAAAGATTATCTTAAATATTTAGATTTTAAAAAACTCTTGCAAATGGAGTTTAGAAGACAAAATAATATTAGCTGTTTTCAAGCCTTTGATAAGCAAAAGAAATATGAGTTTTCTTTAAAAATAGGATTTAACAGCAAAAGGCATGGCGATGGGGACAATATCGTAAAATGCGTGTTAGATGCGTTATTTGAAAACGATAAGAATGTTTTAAAAGGCGATTATGAGATTATTAGTTTTAAAAAATCTTTTTTAGACCTAGAAATCAAAGAATTTAATTTTAAAGAAGGGGTGGCTTGATGGCTAGAATGATGACAAATGGCAAAAGTATGACAAAAGAAGAGCTTGTATCAAAGATAGAAAACTACTTTAGTGAAAAAACTGTTTTAAAAGAAACTAAAGAAAGTGTTATTTTTGCACCTAAAACAAAAGTGGGATTAGCTGTGCATTTAGGAATTACAATGCAAACTTTAGGCGAGTGGGAGAAGGATAAGGATTTTGGAGAAATTGTATCTCAAGCTAAGCAAAAATGCGAAATGGATATTTTAAACCATTCCTTAATCGGCACTTATACACCTAGCGTTAGTATGTTCTTGCTAAAAAATCAACATGGATATGTGGATAAACAAGAAGTTGTCAGCGATAATGTTCAAAAAATAGAAATTATAAGAAGTGAAATCAAATGAAATTAAAAATCGATTTTTCTTACACTCCGGCACAACTTAAAGTTTTTGATGATAAAAATCCACGCTTTATAACTGTAGCAAAGGGCAGAAGACTTGGTTTTACAAGGGGAAGTGCTAAGTTTGTTATCGAAAACTTGCTTTTAGGACAAAATGTATTATGGGTAGATACCATACAAGCAAATTTACAAAATTATTACGAGTTATATTTTACACCTGAGTTAAAAAACTTGCCAAAAGATTTTTATTCTTGGAGTGTACAAGATAAGAAATTAATCATTAACGGAGCAGTGCTTCATATGAGAAGTGCTGAAAGAAGTGAAAATATCGAAGGTTTTGGATATGACCTTGTTATTTTAAACGAAGCAGGAATTATTTTAAAAGGCAGCAAAGGAGAATATCTTTGGTATAACGCCATACGCCCTATGTTGCTTGATAATCCTAAATCAAGAGCGATTATCGGTGGAGTTCCTAAAGGAAAAAATCTATTTTATGAACTTTGCAAAAAAGAATTAAGCGATAAAAATTGGAAACATTTTCAATTCTCAAGTTATGATAATCCATTTTTAAAAGAAGAGCAAATTAAAGAATTAATTGAAGAAGTAGGCGGAGAAGATAGCGAAGTAGTCAAACAAGAAATTTATGGAGAGTTTATAGATAGCTCGAGTGCGGAGCTTTTTGCATTAACTGAAATTGAAAATGCGATGAGCAAGAACTCTTTTAGCATTGAAAAAATGCAAGGCGAGAATATTTGGGGGCTTGATGTAGCAAGATATGGAGATGATAAGAGTGTTCTTGCAAAAAGAAAAGGTTTTGTAATTGATGAGATTAAAAAATACTCACAACTTGGAACCATGGAATTAGCAAACAAAATACTAGCCGAATACAATCAAAGCGAAGATAAACCAAAAGGTATTTTTATAGATACTTGCGGTCTTGGCGTTGGCGTGTATGATGTCTTGTTAAATTATGGCTTGCCCGTATTTGAGGCAAATTCTGCAAATTCTGCAACTAGCAATGAATACTTAAATAAAAGAGCGCAGATGTATTTCACCTTTGCGAAAAATTTAAAACACATGGAGATTATTAAAGATGAAGAATTAAAAAAAGATATGAGAATGATTGAATATGAGTATAGCGATAAAGGGTTGTTAAAGATAGTTTCAAAAGAACAATTAAAAAAGAACTATGGCAAAAGTCCTGATGTTAGCGATGCGGTGGCATTAACTTTTTTTGAAAAACTATACAGCAGAAACAATACTAATGAAGATTGGAGCTATGATGGCTGGTGAGTTTTTAATGATTTATGATGCAATTGATGTAAACAAAATAAAAAAGCTTTCAAATTTAAGCGATGAGGCTATAAAGTCAAGTCTTGCAAATGAATTTTTAGAGCTTGTATCAGGATTTAATAATATTTCTAAAAAGAAATTTAAAAGAGAATTTGCGGAGTTTTTATTTGAAAAAGGAGTGAATGAAAAAGATATTTTAAAAATAACAAATTTAAGCAAAACAACAATATGGAGAATTATGAATGAAAACAAAAAGAACTAATGATGAGAGAGTGTCGTTTTTAACACAACTCATTAGAGAAAGTAAAAGTGGATATGAAAATTACAAACCACACTTTAAAGAATTGCAAGATGCTTATTTGCTTGAAAATAAGGCAATGCAAAAATTGAGAAAAAGAAATAAATCAAGTATCTACATACCAAAAATAAACGCTAAGGTAAAGTATTTAATCACTAGCTTAAATGATGTATATTTTAATAGTGAGAGAATGGCAGATATTGAAACTTACATTAATAGCGATGATACGATTATAGAGCTATGGCAAAATGCCATAGATTTTTATAGTGGTAAAATCAATATGTTTAAGATTTTTCAACCGCTTTTCTTAGATGTTTTACTTGTGGGAACAAGTATAGCTAAGCTTACTTGGCATAAAGGAATGCCACGCATTGAAAGAGTAGATATTGATAGTATATTCTTTGATCCAAATGCATTAAATAGCGAGGATGTAGGATATATAGTCAATGAAATTTACCTAACTTATAATCAAATCCATGAAAGACAAAAGCTAGGATTTTATAAAAACATAGAAATTGAAAAGCTTTTTGACGAAGATGATGAGTATAAAAAAGTGAAGCTTTATGATATTTATGAAAGAAAAAACGATGATGAGTGGGTGGTTTCTACCTTATTTGAAAATAATTTACTTAGAAATGAAGTTACTTTGCAAGATGGACAGCCTTTTGTCTGGGGCTCAATGCTGCCACAACTTAAAAAGATAGATAACGAAAACTATGTAAGTGCTTATGGCGAGCCTATAATGGCTTCTGCTATGCCTTTGCAAGATGAAATTAATATAACTAGAAATCTTTTAATAGATGCAGTAAGAACTCATATCATGCCTAAAATAATGATGCCAAAATCAATGGGAGTAAGCAGAGAAGATATAGAAACCTTAGGAAAACCAATATATACAGACGATCCAAAGGGTGTGCAAATATTACCACCACCAAATGTAAATAGTGCGGGAATGAATTTACAGCTTTTAGAAAGCGAACTCACAGAAGTTATAGGAGTTAGTCCGCAAAACAATGGAGCTCAAACTGCACAAAATGAAACAGCAACAGAAATTAGCATAAAAGCACAAGAAGGTGGAAGAAGAAGTGCTGACTATATAAGACAGTATAACGAAACTTTTATAGAGCCTTTATTTGATAGATTTGCAATGCTTGTTTTTAAGTATGGAGAAGATAGTTTTTTTAATGGTTTTCAAAGAGAGGATATACCTAGTTTTAGATTTAAAATTCAAACCGGCACAGGTGCCATGAATAAAGAAATTAGACGTGCAGGAATTCAAGCTAGTATGCAAGTTTTTTCACAATTATATCAAATGTATATGAGCATAGGCGATGCAAATTCTGCTTATGGGATTATAAATGCTAGCAAAGAACTTACTAAAGAATTATTACCAATTTTAGGTGTAAAGAATGTAAATAGCCTATTTGCTTTTGAAAATAAGCAAGAAATGCAACAAGGAGAAACTAATGCTCAATATTGAAATTAAAAGCGATATATCTAAAACTAAAGGAGGAAAGAATTTAATCGAATTTATAAAAGCAAAATATAGTGAATGTTTTTATATAGCAAAAAATAACGATGAGAAAGAGTTAAGGTTAAAAGCTTTAGATACTATGGCTTTTTTAGACATAATAATCAATAAAATAAAGGATGAAGAAGATGGAAAATGATGCTTTAAAAGATTTAATAAATGTCATAACAGATGATGATAAAGGACAAGTTGCTAATAATGGCGATGAACCTACGCAAGTAGAAGATAATGAACCTATGCAGGTTGCTAATGAGAACGAGCCTGATTATAAGGCGATGTTTGAAGCTTATAAAAGTGAAAATGACAACAAATTAAATGCTTTAATGAGTGAGCTTGAAGCTTTAAAAAATCCAAAAAAAGAGCCAAGCGAACAAGAATTACAAAGAGAGCAGTATTTAAAAGAATTAGGACTTGATGGACTTGATGAGAAATTAAAAAGGCTTGAAGAGCTTGATAAAAAGCAAAAAGACAAAGAAGAGCAAGATGCACTAATCGCTAAATACGCACAAGTAGAAAGCGAGTTAAGAAAAGCCTATCCTGATGCGGATTTAAAGGCTATGGCAGAACTTGCTACAAAATTAAATGGTTTAGGCGAAGGTAATATTGACAGCTGGAAAACCTTGCTTAATTTGGTCGGAAAATCAAATAATGCCAAAAAAGCTGAAGATTTATCAAGTGCAAATAATAATGTAAGAACTAGTGATTTTAACGATAAGTTAAAAAAAGGCGAAGTTAGCGAGATAGATCTAGGCAAAGAATTATTAAGTTTGGTATAAAGGAGAAATCATGGATTTTATAACAGCTTTAAAAGGTGGTACAGGACTAGGTTCTAGCTTTGCAGATACTTTGATGAAAACAAGCAATTTTACTCCAAATTTAGCAAGTAGCAGTGGTGGTTTTTTAAATGGATTAAAAAATTCTTTTAGTAATTTTGGAGATTGGTTATTTAAAAGTTCTGATGCAAATAAAGTAACTAATTTTGATAGATTAGGAAATGTTTTAGGCGCTGGGGGTGCTTTATATGGTGCTTATAATCAGCAAAAAATGACAAAGAAAAATTTTGATTTACAAAAAGATGCTTATAGCTTCAATAAGTTTTTAGCCAATGAAGAGTTAAACAGAAGAAAGAATATGGAAAATAAACTTCAAAATGTTTGGAGTAATTAAATAGGTTTGGATTTAAGGAGTTTGTTTTAAAGGGTAAATCTTAACCCCTTGTATAAGGGGCTTTGTTTATTGATTGTTAATTTGCATTGACAACAATAATACAAAGTAGTATAATAACTATTAAGATTTGTAGCATCTTATTTCACCGCCTTTCTAGGTGGTAATTTAGTGCTAAGGGTGGCGACCCTTGGCACCACACCTTTAAAAATTATACACAAACTTCCTTAAATCCTTTATTTTAAAAGAAAGAATAAAGGAAACAAAATGGCATTTTATAACCCACAAAGAGTAGTATTTAATCCTGATACAGGCGTTATACAAAACGCAGGAAAAGTCGGTGGTGTCTTATATGACATCATGAGCAAAAGTTTTGATGATAAAGTTAAAGCTAATGAGTTTCAGCAAGAGCAAGATTTAAGAAAGCAACAAATGGAATTTAATCAGGCTATGCAAAATAATCAAATCTTGCAAAATGAATTTAATAATGCTTTAGCCTTGCGAAAATTTGACCTTGAAAGACAAAGACAAGTTCAAGATAATGCTTTAAATTGGGCTAAATATAAAGAAGATAAAGATTATAATCAAAAATATTTAGATTATTTAACTGGTAAAAATAGTAATATAGTTACTAATAAAACAAATAATAATTCAGGCTTTAGTATAGATGCTAATGGTAATTTAAGTGAACCGCAAACAATGAGAGATGTTTTTAGCAAAGAAAGTAATGGCGTGGATTTGTATCATTTTGCAAAAACCGCTAAAACGCAAAATATAAATTTAAATGATATTTATGGATTTGGAGATACCATAAATCAAAAATTAAGAAATACTCCTTTTAGTAATAGTAAAAACTTAAAACAAGAATTCGCAGATAAGCTAAAAGCTGAAATAAATTTAGCACTAGTTAATATCACAAGTGGCAGGATGAGCAATGAAGATAGACATAGATTAGAAGAATTGGTTAAAACAGATAGTTTTTACTTCTTTGATAAGTATGCTAAACATGATATTGAAAAAGCAGTAGAAATACTATATAGAGTAAAAAATGATGCCTTAAAAAAAGAATATATGGATATTTGGAAAACAGAAAGGTATTTAAAAGATAGAGATAATATAGAAAATTATTATAACAATATGTATAAAAAGCTAGAAAATGAAAAGGCTATGATAAAAGATTTTATAAATGCTGGAAATATTTTAGCTTCTCAAGGGCAAAGAGTGCCATTAAATAAGATTCTATCACAACAACCGCAACAACAATTAAACCAAAATTTTTTACAACAAAACAATATGATTACATTTAGATAATAAGGATAAAAGATGACAATACAAATACCACAGGGTGCAAAAACAATGCAACTTTTTGATATGAATATAGATATACCAGAAGGAAAAACTTATATAGATATTGATGATAATTTTTTGCAGAATAAATATAATCAATTTATGCAAAATAATCAGCAACAAAACAATTTTAATTCACAAGAAGAATTAGCTTTAGATGGTAAGCCTATGAGTATGTATCAAGCACCACAAGTAAGCCAAAATGAGCCACAAGAACAAGGAGTATGGAGTAAAATAAATAAGGGTCTAGAAGATTTTAATAACCTTATAGATCCAAAAAGAATGATATCTGAAGGATTGGATTATCTTTCTCCAAAAGTTACAAGTGGTGAAGAAGGGGCAAGGCAAAAAATAGAAGATGCTACAAATCAGATATCAGGCGGGTTGTTGGCTAGAAATTTTACTAGCCTTGATAATGAAGAGCAAAAACAAATTTTTCAAATCGCATACGATGAAATAAAAAAATTAGGATATGAGCCATTTTTAGAAATAAATAATGGAGACTATAAATATATAGGCGTTGATAAAAATGGAAAAGAAGTTGATTTTACTCCTAGTTTTAGAAATACACTTGCTAGTACTAAAAACGAGTTAGCATTTTCTGTAGCTGGTGGATATGCTGGAAGCTTAGCAAAAACAGCAGGGCAAACAATAGGTAAAAAAGCCTTAAATTATTTCGCACCATCTGCAGTTGGTGCTGGTAGCGGTGCTATGGCTGATCTTCATTCGCAAAGTAATAATACAGGAATTGAAGCAAGTTATATGGACTATGCTAAAAGGTTTGGAAGTGCAGCCGCAGAAGATGCCTTAGCAGGTGCTGTAGTTGGATCAGCTATAAAGGGAATAGGAAAAACATATAAAAGTGTTGGTGATTTAATAAGCAGTGTTAAAACAGGAGCACAAGCCGGTAAAGATATGATAGATGGCATGGCGGTAAAAGGTGGTAATTTAGGTAATAGGGTTATAGATAAAATCACCCAAAAAGATATTCCTATGATAGGAAAATTTACAGATGGTGGCTTGCAAAATGCAGAAACAATTTTTAATAATCTTACAAAAAATGTAGAGAATAAAAAACAAATAGATGAACTTATAGCAAAAGAAAATCCAACATACTTAGAAAATGGAAAGCCTACAATAGAAATATTAAAAAACATTGTCGAGCAAGGACTTAACAAGAATAATCCACAATTTATACAAGATAGCGCTAAAAGAACAAGTTCTATTTTAAAAAATATTTCAAATGCTTTACAAGGAGTTCCAACTACTCAAAGAAGAGAAATATTATTAAAATCAGCTCAAGCTTATCCCGAAATAGGAAGTTTTTTAGATGATGTTTTGAAGGCTGATAAGGATGCTAGTATTTCTTTTTTAAATATAATTAAAGAACAAGATGAAGTATTTAAGAACAAAACAGGTTTAAATGGCGAGTTTGATTATAAAGCTTGGCAAAAAGATAATAGCTCTTATAAAAAAAGAATTAATAATGAATACGCTCAAGCTATAAAAAGTATAGATGAGCTTAACAACGGCTCAATAAGGTTAAGCAAAGAAGATTTAGCAAAGATTGAAGAGTTTAAAAACAACAATTTTTTAGAGCAAGATATAAAAACAAATATTAGTAGCTTTCTAGAAGATGCTATTGATAAAGACTTAAGTGCTGAGCAAATATTTAACTTAAGAAGTGCTATAAATAAGCAATTAGCCACAGGAAATAAGACATATAATACTAAAGAAGCTTATAGGCTAGTAAAAGATACTTTAGATGAAACTATGATAAAAAATGCAAGTGATAAAGAACTAGCAAAGAAGATTTTAGAAGATGCTAATAAAAACTATGCGTTAAAAGAAAATTTTAATAATAGTTATCTAGGAAAAATCAAAGACCAAGAAACACCCGAAGCACTCGCGCAAAGAATAGCTAATGGTGCTAGAAATATCAATGAAGACAAAGATTTAAAAAGAGCTTTTGAAGGTATGAATGAAGCAGAGCGAAAAGCAAATGAAAAACATGCTTTTAATGCATTACTAGCAAAACATAGAATTGAAGATATAGGATATGATTTTAAGAACCTAGCAAAAGATATGGATAATGTAGAATTTGTAAGTAAAGATTTAAAATATGCAAAAGAAGTAGTAAATGTTTATGCAAAAATTTATCAAAACAATAAAGACTTAATAATGACGGCTTTAGCTAGTAGTGGCAAAAAAACAAATTCTTCAATAGCCACAACAATACAGGGTGTTTTTGATAGGATATTAATAAGTGGTGTTTTTGCTAGAATACATGCTTTAGTTCCTTTTGTAAAAAGTGCCAAAGAACAAGCGTTAAGAAATCAAATACTAGATGCATTAAAACTTGCTAAAACCAATAAAGAAGTTATATCTAATCTTAAAAACATAAAAATAGCGGATAAAGAACAAAGTAGAATTTTTAAAGATGCTTTGGATAATTATATTAAAGTAGATAAAGAACAAAATAAAATATTAAAAGATGCACTAATAAAAGAAGGTGTTATCAAAGGCGACAACTTCTTCATGGATAAAGCTGATCCGAGCAAAGCAAAGAGTGATTATACTGCTAAATTTAATGTAGAAAAATGGATTAATAATGTTTCAGGAATTTTAAAAGATGAATGGGTGGTAAATTTAAAAGCTATGGCTAAAAAACACCCTGAAATGTTTAAAAACGAAGCAGATGTATTTAAGGTAATTAAAGAGATAAAAGACAATCCTACTCATTTTTTTAAAAACTATGATGATGAAGTGGCATTAATAGCTAAACCTTTAAAAGATGATAAGGTTGGCAATATAGCCATAAAAAAAGATAGTGGCAAAATTATACATATTAATAAAACAAAAGGTAAGGATTTGGAAAGATTAAATCGTAGAAATAAAGCAATGCTGACAGGTACGCCAACTCCTGCAACCACTAAAGGCAGTACTACCAATGTGGAAGGCGATTTATTACAGCATTCTTTTAAAAATTCTACCCAAACTAAGCCTAAAAAAAACTTAATGGATGATATAAAAGAGAACATTAAGGCAAAAGAAGTAAAGAAAAAGAATAAAAAAAGCGTAAAACAAAGACTTGATGAAAAAATACAAAATGATAAAAAGGCTAGTGAAGATATTCTAAAAAGATATGATAATTTTCTAAAAGAAAATAAAGACAATAAACTTGATTTTTTAGATAAGATGAATTTAAATACTATTGAATACAACCTAACTAGACAGATGATAGTCAATGCTAAAGAAAGCACAAATAAAGGGGTAAAAAAAGATATTCCAAGTGATTTAAGGGGTAAAATAGAAAAAGAATTAAACATACAACCTTTAAAAGAATTTGGCGAAAATTATACAGAATATTATCACGATGGAAAAGGTGCTTTACAAAAACTACTCATTGAAAAACAAGGACAGGTAGCAGGTGCTTTTCATAGAAAAGATTTAGGGGATATTGATTTGGTTTGGGGAGAGGTAACAGATAAGATAAAACATAAAGGTTATGGTTTAGCTCATATTATCGATAAGCATCCTGAGTTGGACTTGAAATTAATTAGCGATATTGTCGATAAGGGGAAATTAAATAACCAAAACAACATAAGATATAGAATAGAATATAAAAATTATATTATAGGTTTAAGCAGTGAATATAAAGGAAATAAAAGAACTTTTATAATTACAGCTTTTGAAAGATACAAAGGATAAAAACAACACTTTCACCGATTGTTTTTTTGCGGTTAGCTCGGACAATTTACTAACCAACCTTTTATCAATTATAGCATAAATTCATGTAATTATTTTTTAAAATATAAAAGATAATTGGAAGGGAGATAATAGGATTGTGACTGCATATGAAAAGATTTAAGAGAAAAAGCCAGAAGGTAGTTCTCTCTTGCTTTTACAAAGGGCGAGATTCTGCCCTTAAGCTCTTAATTAAAATTCTAATAAACAAAATTAAAAATAAAATTAAGTTAGCTTTTAGATGAACCAACACCTGCTAAATATCCAAAAACACTTGCTAATGTTGTACTGAGCAAGCCTAATCCTATTTCTATTTTTTCAGTAAATAAAATAAGATAAAGACTAGCTATCAGAAGAATAAAAACCGCAGTACATGCTATATTCATAGATTTGTGCCATTTTTTATTTTCTTTAGTCAGTTTATTAACAGCAAAATCATATTGTCTTTGATTGTCTTCTCTAGTGGCTTCAATTTGAGCTAAAGTAGCCTTTTGCTTGCTAACTTCTATTTCAGCCATAACTTTGCCTACTTTTTCAAAAGTTTCAATTTCTTTATTATCTTTAAGTATTTCATTTTTCATATTTAAGTTTTACATTATCTTCAAATTTTGTATTGTTTTGTTGTATAGCTTTTAATGCACCTTGTATTATCAATAAATCTGCATTTTGTATTTTTGGATAATACCCTTTATAGTTTAAATAAGAAATAACAACAGCATTGTTTGGATTTTTTTCTTGAAGTATTCTTGTTTCATTGTAAGCATTTAATATACTACTCATTTTAATTCCTTTTTTATGGTTAAATTATACCTTTTTTATAGTTAATTTATACTTATTTTATATGTTTTTTATAGTCTCGCTTTTTGTAAAAATATCAAATTTATTTCAAAATACCCCGTTTTGAAATAAAAATTTTTGAAAAAAAATGAAAATCATTTCAAAACACACTATATTTGAAATAGTCATTTTTGGAAAAATCCTTAAAACTAAACTAAGGAGAATTCAAAAATGGCTTTACCTTCAATGGGACATACCCCACCCGCAACAGAAAATGTTAAGTTAAAACAATCAATATACGAAACGATTATTAAAATTGGAGCTACTGAAACACCAATTTTAAATAAAATAGGCACTTCAAAGGTTACAAATCCTTTAACCCATAGTTGGCTTACAGACACTTTTGAAGAACCAAAAAAGAATGCAAATTTGGAATTGAGCAAATTTGTAGGGGAAACAAAAAACACAGCTCAAAAAACTACAAATGCTACTCAAATATTCATTACCGAAGCCATGGTATCAAAAGCTTTATTAAAAGCAAATCAATATGGTGGAAATGAAATGGAGTATCAAATAGGCAAAAAAACCAAAGAACATAAAATGGATATGGAATATGCTTTATTTGGTCTAGGCAGAGATAGTGATGTAAAAAAATCAGTTTTCAAAGATTATGTTCAAGCACAAGAAGCAACAAGTGGAGAAATGGCTGGACTTTTTCATTATATCGCTAAAGGAAAAGATAGCTTTGCTGATGGAAAGCGTGGAAATGTATTAGCTTTTGATGAAACAGGAGATTGGAGCGGAACTGCAACAGAACTAACAGAAGATAAACTTAATCAAATTTTGCAAACCATTTGGAATAGCGGAGTTACGCCTAAAGATGTCTTTTTAGGAGCTGACTTAAAAGGAGCTATCAATAAATTTGCTACAAGAATTTTAGGCAATGAAACAAAACTAGCAGGTCAAGTAGTAAGCCTTGAAACAGATTTTGGAACGGTAAATTTCCATATGCATAGATTATTAAGCCCTAAATATGGTTTGGGTGATGTTTTAATTGCTGGAGATTTTGAGTATATGAAACATGGGCTTTATATTCCTACTATGATTGAAGATGTTCCAACTGATATTACTGCAAAAGCAAAAAGATTTTATACGCAAAGCACTTTAGAAGTAAGAAATGCTGATGCTTTTGCTATAGGCGTGGGATTAACTAGTGGAAATAATGCAAAGGCTAAAGCGGTTTTAAAAGCAGCAAAAGGTGCATAATGCTTTGCGCTACGGCTAAAAAACTCATTATCGCTAAAGTTAAAAATTCTTACAAAATGATAGAAGATGATGAAGTTTTGAAAGCCTATTTTATGGAAGCATTTTATTATATTTTATCAAAATGTGTTCCTAGTGTTCTTTTAAAAAATGTAGAACAAGGCGAAAAAGTTTTCAGGCAAGTTAGAAATAATCATTTTTTGATTATTCCTGATGAGCCTGATTTTGACAATGAAAAAGAACATTTAATGATAGATGAAGCACTTAGTTTTGCTGTGATTAATTATGTTTGTTATTTGATTACAAGATGCGAAGAAAAAGACTTTCTGGCATTATGTGACAAGATAATTAATGAGTATATAGCTAATGATGGCAAGGAGCTTGATGATGAAAGAACATGGTTGTAATTGTAATTTCACAAAAAAATTTAATCGAGCTTTGAGTTATAAAGACTATGCTCAAAGTATAAATAGTGCTGATTTTATAGCTTATTTAGATGATAAAAAATGGCTTTTAGCCATGGATGATCTGCTTTTCTTTTGTGAAAAGAGAATCAAAGATAGTGATTATTATGAAGGTTAAAAATGGGAACAAGCTTAAATGAGTTAAAAACAGGTAGAGAAAAACTTGAGATTATAAATCAAGTTTTGTCAAGAATTTCAAATGTTGCTACTGCTTTAGATAATACTAGAATAGAAGAAATTGTAGGACTAAAAGAACAAGTTAATAATTTTTATAATCAAACTTTAAATCTTAAAAATTTAGTTGTAAAAAATAGCGAGCTTACTCAAAGCAATACTGATTTTACTAAAAACAAAAGAAATGAAATTGAAAAAATAAGCAATGAAATAAAAAATACTTTAAATAATATAGAAGAAATCTACAACAACATTATAAAATCAGAAAAAGATATAAGCAATGGAGTTAATTTTGTTAAAGACAAATATCCTGAACTTAATGAGTTTAATAAAAATTTTGAAATTATAAAAATAAAACTTGAAGAATATTACAACATAGCTGTTGATTTTAATGCAGGTCTTAAAAAAATAGAGGAAAACAAAAATCTTACCAAATCCTATTTAGATTTATCCATAGAACTTAAGCAACAAATCTTACAAGAACTAGAACACGCACAAAGTATTAAAGAAGATTTGCATTCTAATATAGAGCTTGTAAATAAACTTGTTTCAAATATCGTGGCAACAAAGAATGAGATTATATCTATAACCAATAATTTTAAAAATGTAAAATCAGAAGTTCAAAATATAGTTAATGATGCTGAAGCAACAATAAAGCTTAAAATAAACACTATTCTTTTTGAAAATCAAAGATTAAATCAAAATATGATTGATCTACTAAAGCGTTGCGAGAAGCTAGAGGATGAAATAGTAGGAAAATATGAAGATATTTTGAAAATAGAAGATCTTATAAACTCATCAACTGGAATTATAAATGATTTGAGAGAAGCAGTAAAACAAAGTGAACAAATAAGCGAAGATATGAGAAGTTTTACAGCTATCATCAAAGACTTTAAAACAGAAATTTCTAATCTAAAAGCAGATTTAGAAAGCTATGGCGAAAGATTAAAAGGACAACTTGATTTAAAATTAGCACAAGCAAACTCAAGTGTAGATGCTAAGATTTCAAGCATTGAGACTCTAAAAAATCAAATTGAAGCATATGTAGAAGCTAATAAAAATACCGTAGATGTGGCTTTAGCTAACTTTATAGAAAGATCTAAAATAGCTAATGAAGATTTAGGAAGATTGGCTGAAGTAGCAAGAACAGAACTTGCTAATGATAAAACAGCTATTGAAAGCTATTTGCTAGAACTTAAAAAAAGTATCGTTGATGAAATGAAAGAAGTGTCAAATAGCGTTACAGATGAAACAAGTGGAATATTAGCTCAAAAAAACCAAATAGAGCTTATCATATCACAAGGAAAATCAGATTTAGATGCTTTATTCAACAACTTTAACTCAAATTATCAAAACAAACTTAACGAATTTAATTCTAATACTAATGAGAAATTAACTTCTATTAATTCACTCAGTGAAGAAAGTATAACAAATATACAAAATAAAACAGATGAAAATATAAGCAGATTAGATACAGCCAGCGAAGAAAAACTAGCTAAATTTGATGAAATTATAAAAGATAATTTGGGTGGAATTTATTCTCACATTTTTTCAATCGAAAATGTTTTATTTGATAAAAAAATAATTAAATTAAGTTATAAGGAGTAAAGAATGGCGGACTTAGAGCAAGTTGTAAATGATTTAAATTTGGCATCACAAAGCTTACAAGAGTTAAGAGAAAAATATGATGGTGCTTTAGATTTACTAGATAATAAAAATACAGAAATAACAGGTGCGCTAGATAGTGCAAAATCTGATGCACTACAAGAAATACAAACTATAAGCGATACAGCTACAAGTCAAATTTCGCAGTTAAAAGACACATCTTTAAATTTGGTCAACGAAGCTAAAAATACAGCTACAACTGAAATATCAAATAAAAAGGAAGAGCATAAACAAGAGTTAGAAACTAAGAAGAATGAATATATTAATGAAATTGATGCAAAAGCTAATGAGTATGATATTGCCAATATTAATGCGCAAGTTCAAGCTATGGATACCAAAATAACCGAGCAGATCAATGGTGCAAAAACGGAATTAAATTCGAAAATAGACAATAAGGTAACAAAAACTGGAGATGAAACTATAGCAGGCGTTAAGACATTCTCAGTACCACCTGTATCA